TTAATTTCTCTATATGAACTAATTAAGTTATTAAGTGCATTTGAAAAATTATCACGTGATTTTTTAAGACCTTTTTTAAATTTCTCTGTTACAAACTGACTTTCGACAAACTCCTCATATTCATCAAGGGAGATTAATTCAGTGTTTAACTCTTCTTTAGCCGAAAATTTTTCTTTTAATTTATCAAAAAAACTTGCCATTATGTACTCCTTACATCACTTTATTTTTCCATAGAAAAAGGGAGAAACCTCTCCCTTTTAATTAATTTATCAAAGCTTCCTAATAATTAGGGAGTTTTTTCTAATATTTTATTTATGCTTCATGTATGGAAAGTCTAATCATTTCATTTCACTACATTTCAAAAATGTACAAAAACGCTTGTTTTAACGTGCTTTTAGCTTCATTTCATTTCAATAAAACGTGCTATTTTGAAAGATTTTGTCCTTTTTCTGCCCTTTTTTTTATGGTGTCTTTACCATTGATTAATGGTTTACTTTTATATAATAACATAGATTCAAGAAATATAAAAGAGGTAGTTTTTTACTACCTCCTAAATTTTATCTTGTGTTGTGTAAGCAACTTAACACGAACTCATTTTTGTTAACTACATCTTCATATTCGCTAAAGTAAAATTGATAATTTCTATCAAGGTTTTCATCGTCAAAATTCACTTGAAATATTAAATGTTCGTAGTCATCTTCTCCTAAATGCCCTAAATGGCTTTTTAACTCTTCTATACTGTTAGATGTTGTAATGTCGTTTGGTTTATCTTCAAACCAAAAATCAACCCATGCTCCCTCTTCTAATACTAACTCATTTATTATTGTCATCATTTTATCATAGTTTCTCATGTCTAATCTCTCCTTGTATTCGTATAATTTTTTAGCTATTTTTAATGTCATATTCTCTAATGCGTATTTACCACTTCTGTAATTTTGGATAACACTTAATGTAATTCCAGTATCTTTAGAAATTCTGTAATCTGTAACATCACTTTTTAATAATTCTTCTATTTCTTTAATTATTTTATCCATTTTTACACCTCTATAAAAAACTTAAAACTATTGAAATTATCGTTGCTATAATTCCAAGTACCAATATCACCATTTGTATTTTTTGTATTTTTTCTTTTTTCATGATATAATGTGAACATAAGCAAGGTACTTGGGGTTTTTCAACCCCGTTCCCTTTTTGATTTAGAAGATTTTTACAATTAAATCTATTAAAGACTTTATTATCTGTAATATAGCGAGTATTATCGATAGTCTTATTAGATTTGTTTGTTGAGAATCTTCTTTTTTATTTTTTAGTTTCTTGCGTTTGTTCACTGTTTCACCTCCTTACATTTATTATTATACTCTATATAAGGTATAAAGTCAATAGTTTTTATAAACTTTTTTTAATTTTTTAATAGAAATTTTTAAAAATTGCTGTTGTAAAGGAAATTTAGACATAAAAAAAGAAGCCCAGCAATTAAGCTAGGCTTTTAGAGACAAAAGGAAATTGTCTCTCCGTTCTCGTCCGTTCTTTTATATTATATCACATTATTCACACTCTGTTAAGTATTTATCCTCAATCCACTGGTCTGAATCTTTGTAGTTAACTCTACTCCAACCGTCTTTTTTCTCGTAAACTCGAACTCTTGTTCCAGCTGCTACAAACTCTTTATCTTCGCTGTTAAGGTCTGGTTGACTTTCCAGGTAATAGTCTATTGATACTGTAGCTTCATAATATGGAGTGTCGCTTTTCTCTAGTGTAACATCTTCATCTAAGATTGATTTTTCAACCACTTCCGCAACGTTAGTATTTTCTCCTACTTTGACCTCTCCGCTGTAAAGTTTTTTCATTCTATCAATGAAGTATTCTCTACATGCTTCTGTTCCTGCTCCATTATAAACTCCGCCGTTAGCATGTAACTTCATTGAACGGTGCGGACAAGCTGTAGCGCTAAACTCATGATGTAATTTAACTGTATCAGAGTTAATAGGTAAACCATAAGAATCTAGCACTTCTGCTGCTAATAGTAATGCTGCGTCTTCATTTGCTAAAAAGTCTTCGTCAGAAGCGGTCATACTTTGACATACTTCAATACCTACACCGTTAGCGTTACCGTAAGCGTTAGCTGTGTGCCATTCTTGGCGGTTTGTAGGTTGGAAAACGTAAACGTCATTACGGTCTACATAATAAGCTGCAAAACCATTTGAAAGAGTGCCGTTATTAACTCTATCTGTTAAAAATGCGTCATATTGTCGAGCTGTGTTCCCTCCTGCGTCATTGTGAATTACCACAAAACTAACGCTGTTTTTTGGTGGTGTAAAGAAAATCCCTTGTTGAAAATAACTACTATAAATTTCTGCCATTGTTTGTTCCTCCTAAAATTAAGTAAAATAAAAAGACTATTTACTAGTCTTGTTTTGGCTCTTTATAAGTTAAGGCTTGTTCGCTGTCAGAAAAACCTTGTGTTGTAGGGTCGTTAACTATTCCTAATAGACCTAACATTAAAAATACTGTGTCAACAATTCCGTTAATATTATTGTTGAACATTTCAGTATTTAAGTTATAACCTAGCAACATTGCAACTTGTTTGACAAGTAATAGTAATGCTGCTATGAACGCTAATACAAAGCGTTTATTCTTAAAACGTACTTTCCAATTTATCATATTTTACACCTCCTTTCATTAATTAATTTTGCGGCCATGGCTCGTTAGTTAAATAAGAGATAGAACTTATTCGTATATCTCCAATATCTCTATCTGTTGGCACAGGGTCAGTGAACTGGAATCTTAACTGGTTATAGTCTCCAACGCCTCCTAAATACCATGTTCCATAAGGGATACCTTTATCATTATATATATTTCCAATAAGCGAAGCCTCAGTTCTATAACCTGCTGGAATTCCATTATTTTGAATTATATAACAATTTCGTTCTCTGTCAGAGCCTTGTAGGACATATCCTGTTCCACCTCTTCTAACGATGCCAAACCAGCCCCAGCTTAATCCTCCGAATTGATAAGACACTACATTATTCACACGTCTTATTTTGACAAATGAGTTCCCTAATTTTGATACAGAAGGCAGTATTTTCCAGCCAGTATCTCCGGTTAGGACTTCCCAACCTGTGTTACCTGTTCCAGATTTCTTAATCCATTTCAACGCTCCGTTTGTTACTGCTTCATCTACATAAGTTGTTCCAACGGGTGCTGTAACTACTCCGTTTGGCATTCCTCGTCCGTGTATCTCCCATTGTTTCGCTTCAAGAACTTTTAATCGGTTGTCTAGTTCAGTTGTGTTGTCTGTGTTTCCGGTGTTGGTTGGTAAATATCTTTGAATTGTTTTATTTGTGATTAATTCAATATTATCACTATCTCCAAATTCATAATCAGGAGTATATCCTTCTGGAATTGCTTTAGCTAACGTATATAAAGCTAAATCTAATTCAGTGAAAGTAAAATGACCTCTGTAAATTTTACGTTCATTAGCATTAACGAATACTCTCCCGTATAATGTATCATCACTTTTACTTCCTTTTACTATTTGTGAATATTCACGAGCGTTGTTAAATCCTGTAAAGTAAAAGGGAGAATCTGCTTTATTTAATTTAAAACTTATCTCTCCTTGTAAGTTTTCTATTTGTTTTTTAGTTGCAAAATCATTAGTGTCATCATTCCCACTAGATTTTATATACTCTTGATAATTTCTATTTGTTAGAATGTCAACACGTTGATTTTCATCTTTATAGTTATAATTATCTGGAAATACCTTAGCTAATGCATACATCATGTCTTTAAAGTTTGTAAAACCATTTTTGCGGTACACTTTAGTTTCTGTTGCGTTTTTGTAGATATCTCCTATATATGTTTCTTTAGCTTCTTCGCTAAGTCCTGTTGTTACTTCATTGAAATATTCTTCAACACCTTTTTCATTTGTTGAACTTCCCAAAACACCACGGGTTGCACTTACAAAAGTATTTAAATCAACGTATTTCTCTTGACCTTCTTCATTTAAGAAAGCCTTTCTAAGTTGTTCTTTAGTAATGAGGTTGTCAACTGTTGGTTGACTGTTCCTAAGTTCGTCTAACTGTTCTTTAGTTGCAAGTCCCGAAACATCTTGGTGTTGTGTCAAATAACGCTTGTCTTCTAACTGTGTAGTCGTTACAAAGTTACTAGTATCAATGTTAGCTGTTACCGGTCTATCTTTTAATTCTTTGATTTCCCTTTTAATTTCAGAATCATCATAGCTTGATGTCACTGGTCTAGCTTCTAATTGTGTAACTTTAGCTGCAACATCATCAACAGATGTTTTTGTAGCAAAGTTACTAGTATCTATTGTTAGTTGAGTTTTAAGCTCTTCTAGTTTGCTATTTGAAACATAGTCAATAGGTAATTCTGATTTTTTAGCATAATCAACTAAACTCTGGTGTGTTGTTATGAACCCTTTGCTGTCAACTGTGTTGTTAACTATATCTACTACATTTGGCATTTCGCTTTTAAGTTGATAGTCATTCAACGTTGCTGTTCTCACAACGTCCGATATATCGCTAGTTCTTACAAACTCTGATAAGTCTGATTTTAAAGCGTAAGTACCTTTAGCCTTTTCTAGTTCCTCTGCTAACACTTTTTTTGTTAGTACGTCTAACTTATCAACAACTACACTATTAGCAAAGTATCTCTCTTTAATAGGTAGATTGTCTTTTAAATCGTACTCTGACATTTTGACGTCAAAACTAAATGAGTAAATATCGCTTTCTTTCTCTTCATTCTTCAAGATGATATAGCAGTTAACTCTTTCGTTATCAGTAATTAAGCTAGTGTCAAACTTAAACTTAATCTTGTTGTCTTCAATTCTTCCTTGCGTTTCCCAATACTTAACAGACTTAACAAACTTGAATAGTACTGTTATTTCTTCGTTAGTTAAAGTGTAATTACTAATTGTTAACTCAAACTCATTGTTATTTTTGTCGTGAGAGTAAAGCTCGCAATTACTGCGAACTTTAATTCTCTTATTTACTGTGCTGTTAAATGTTAGTTGTATTTTTTTATCTATCATCATTTACCTCCTTTATCATTTTTTACTGGTAAATTTTTAAAGCGTTCAAACATTTCAGTTACTGCTCCGTTTCCTTCAAGCTCCTTGTAAGAGTGATATAGTGTTGTAATGTCCCTTAACTCTTTTAATGTTATATAACCTCGTTCTATTAACTCATTCATATCTTGTAGCAGTCTATAGCGGCTCAATATTCTTGTTCCGTCTGCTGTCTTTTGAACTAAGACTTTTAACTCTATTAACGTAGCATTAATATTATTGAGGTTGTTATTACTCTTTTCTAAGTAATGTTTAACTACTAACACTAATACTGAACTACCACCACCAACTAGTGCAACTAGTAGACTATCGCTCATTTTTCACTTTCTCCACAAGAGCTTTTAATTGTTCGTTAGAGTTAACAAGTTCTTTTAATTCTTTAAGCTCTTTGTTTTCGTTAAGCAAGTTCTCATAAGCTATTTTATAGTTTGCTAGTTCTATTTTTGATTCTGCTAATTCTTGCGCTATTAAATGTATCGGTTGTAATTTATTTTCCATTGATTCTTTCCTCTAATCTTTCTATTTTTTGTAAAAGTTCTTTGTTTTGTTCCATTAACTCCTGTACTCCCTTAATAGCGTACATGCTTAATCTAAAATGCTCTATCTCTAGAATATCTGGACTTTTAGTTACAAGTGAATCATCTAGCTTTTGAACGTCTTGTGCTATTAATCCTAGCTTAACGGGTTTTTGGCTTCCTGTTTCTTTATATTCCTTTTTCCAACCAAATCTTTTAAACTGTAGCTTTCCAATTAAGTCTAACGCTCTTTCAGCTGTAGGGGTGATATTCTCTTTTAGTTTTTGGTCAGAATACGTCTCTCCTATCCTTACTGCAAAATAGTTTGAGTTATTTTCATATGGATAACCGAACATGATTCTTGAACCACCCTCTGCACCCCATAACCACCCTATCCACGATATTTTGGAGTAGGTCGGATTTCCTCTATATCCCCACGGATGAACAGGGTTGTTATTACTAACGTTTGAGACAACTACAGACCCCATCAAGTTACTGAATTTCTTAATTCTGTTATCAAAGAATGGGAATCCCATTTTAATTTGTCCATGTACTGTCATTAATGTTTCATCGTATATAGGTTTCGCTTCGTTTGGACTTTGAATATTTGTAATGTTAAACACAGATAGTCCCTTACCTAGTGAGTTATGCGTTGCGTTAAACTGCACACCTACTCCGCTTGCATCTGGTCTGTTTTCGTGAGGTAAAACAAAACGAACACCAGTTCCGAATGGCTCAAAATAACCATTATCCCCTATTCTCACTTGTGAACGCCCTGTTATAATAAATCCATCTAGCGTATGTCCCTCTAGTTGCGTTGTGTTGATTTTAACAGTTTTTAAATTGTTGATAAAAGCATTTTTTGAAAATAAATTGTCAATGAATCCCTCATTTGCCATTAATTTATTAATCATTCCATCATCAACTTTTAAATGCGTTCCCTCTATTGCTTCTGCTTGTATGTGTGTTCCTTTGATAGCTCCAAACTTGATATTAGCAGCCTCTATTGTACTAACTCCTAAATGTTTACCTTGAATACTTCCGTCTACTAATAACTCTGCATCTTTCTTTTTAGTAATTTTTAGATTTGAAATAGTAACAGGATTAGTATTTTCATTCATTAAGAGTTTGAAACAATACTTTTCTACGTTATTATTTGCAGCTCCTAACCACTCAACAAGAATGTTTTTGTCTAAAAATTCTATACCTTGTCGCTCACTACCTTTTTCACGAATTAAAAAGTCTTCGTTGTGAATTGCACCGTCTTTATACACCGTTTCAACTCGTAAAATTAAATTGTTTGTTAGTTGTCCTTCCCAGTCTAGCAAGCCTTTTACAACGAACTCATCCCCTCTTTTTAGGTTGTCGTGAGTGATATAAGGTGTAATTTGCATCTCGTTAGAATCTAATTTGAATGTTTCTCTTTTTTCAAAATTAGCTATGTTATCGTAGGTTGGTGTAATTACCATCCTATCCGTTATAGCTTGGATGTTATCGGGATTAGTTACAAGTAAACTTGTTAATGTCTTTCCGTCTACTTTTTTTCCTGCTCCTAGCGTTATTCCATCTTTTGTTACGCTAACTTCCGATTTTTTCAATACATCGTTCTCAAAAGAGCTTACACTTGCGGATATTTCGTTGTATTTCTGATTGAAATTAGATACAGCATTATCAACGTCATGCTTTACTTGGTTGCTTATTCCCTCTGCAGTTGCAGCTAAAATAGTGTTAAGCTCTGTTTCTTTGAACTCTGTTAAAAAACCTTTGTTATTAAGTTTTAAGCGCCCCCAGAACTCGCTGGTTTCGTCTCTCATTTCAATATCAAGGTCTCTTAATTGTTTGAAGATACCACTTAATGAGTTTGCTTTTTCGTAAGGACGTTCAAAAAACGTAACGTCTGTTCCACGTTCTAGCTGTAGTTTTGCTATCTTGGTACTTCCGTTACATCCCATATGATATAATCTAACCTCTTCATCTTTTACAGTAGGCGTAAAGGTGTGTTCATATTTGCCATTTCTAAATAATGCAGCTTGTTTCTTACCATTTATTTCTATATCCACTTTTCCACCTACTCTCTATATAATTTGATTGTTACTCCTGCTATAGAGCTTTCCCCTTGCCATCCCATTTTTTGAATAAACGCTTCTTTATCTTCTGGACTAGCAAAATAAATATAAAATTGATAATTAGAATATCTAAAAGATTTCATCGTATTAACTTCAACATCGTTTACTGTTATTCTTTTAACAATATTTGCATCTGTGAATCTATAATCATTTGCTGCTACTGAAATAAATTCAGAAAAATCATCGTTGAACATTAAAAAACAACCTTCTAGCTTTTTAAGTAAGGTTGTGTATTCCCATATTAATTTATTACCTATGTATCGCTTTATAATAGGTGTAGTACCTAACATTAATCTTAATCTCTCCATACTAACACCTACTTAACAATATCATAGATAGTATTGTTATCTTTAATTGGGATTAAGTTATATTGTTGTTCTGTACCTACCCAGTATTGAAGAGCCTGCCCGTTCTGTTGGTTAGCTATCGTGTTACCTTTTAAATCATCTAAATTAGGTTGCCATTTAGGAGGGATTTCATCTCCATAACTTATATAAGGCTCTGCAATTTTGAAATGCCCATTCTTAACTACATACAAGTAAAACCAATTTAGCTCGTTACCAAAATCAATTGTTTCAGTAATTGTTATTTTTTCTTCGTAAACTGTCCATTTATCTCGTGGGATATTACTTAAATTAATTGATTTTAACACTTTATTACCAGTATGCTTTTTGATATTCAAATATAATCCACTATCAAGGTTAACATCTGAATAAATGTAAATAGGTAGTCTTAATACTAGTTTATCTCCAGCTTTTAATATCTTTTGTGATGTGTTGATTTGTGCTCCTGCCCATGTATTACTACCAGCACCACTCTTTTTAACATCAAGAGCATTACGTCCGTTAAAATCACTTGGGATAATCTCAAGAGTGGGATTACCACTAGTTCTAATGTTAGTGTCTGGAAAAAGAGAGTTAAGAATTAAGTTATAATCCCCAACTATTGCATCTTTACCTTTTAACGATTCTTTTTCTTGTTGTGATAAGGCTTGAAAAGTTCCATCTATTCCCTTTTCTCCTTGAATGCCTTGTATCCCTTGTTCTCCTTGCTCTCCTTTTTCTCCTGCTACATATTTTAAGTCTCTATATCTGCTTATCCCGTTACCTATTTTAGCTTTTCCTGTGTCCGTTTCGTAACCTAATTCTCCATCAAGCAAGATTAGAGAACTTTCTTGCCACTCACTTAATGACATTCGTTTATGTTGTACTCTTATAGGTATTTTTTCCGCCATTAGTTACCTCCTCCATCAAATATATATGTTGGTGTCTCGCTCCAACTTCCCTCTATATCATCGTTGTTACTATCTGCAACTTCTAAAAATTCTATAGGTGCTGTTACTGGTGCGTTACTCCTTACATTAGTTTTTTTGTTTTGCTCTTTAAACCATAAACTTGTAATTTTTAAAATGTAATAACCATCATAGACATGTAATAACATTTTTTCAGTTTCTCCTACTTCAAAATTAGTGTCTATAGGCTCGTAAAATTCGTTCTCATCAACTAACCTAACCATTAATGGATGTGGAGCAGGTCTACTGAGTTTAAGTTTAATATCATAATAATCATTGTTTGTACAGATAGCCTCCCAGCTAATTGTGTACTCTTTACCTACTTCGAATCCATCTCCATTATGTTCAATTAATATATATGGTATTCCTGCAGGTATTTCTCTGTTTGTATCTCCCTCAACTCTATTCTTGCCATAAGTAATAGAATCATCAGTTCCTACCATTTTTAAGGTCGTTTCTGCAATTTGTGTAGTCTCTTCAATTTGTTTCTTTAACTTGTTAAGACTTTCTCCATTGATTGATTTGAAACGTTCTTCAAACTCTAGTACAGCTTTGTTAACTTCTTCTCTAAATGCTTGTGTAGTCGTGTTAAACTCTTCTCTAATCTTTTTAGAGAATAACTCACTATTAATTACAGCTTTTTCTATTCCTTGCTTTGCGCTATCCTCTATTTCCTTTTTCTTTTCGTTAAAGTACTTCATGAAGATAGCTTCTTGCTCGTCTAATAGTTGATTTAATCTTTCCTCTAGGTAAGAGTTTTGCTTTTCTATCTTCTCTAGTTGCGTTTGTGTTCCAGTTACTTGTGTAAAGTTGCTCCTTGTGTCTCCAATTTCTAACTCGTGATTTTCTTCTAGCAAAACATCCCACACAACTTTAATTACTTTTGCATTTTCATTCATAATGCCTAAGTCTTCGTAATAAACTTTTAATGTGTCACAAAGGTCAACAACTTCAATAGCAGTATTTCCAAATACGCTGCTTACTTTAGATAAATCTTGATAAGATAGCTTTAAGTTAAGTTTTGGTACTCCTACATTATTACTTTTAATATAATGATTAGCTTCACTTCTTAACTTTTCAACCGTTCTTATCTTATCATCGCTTGAAAAATCTACTTTTAGTATTCTTCTATGTGTAAAGTTACTAGCATGCGGACTGTCTATTATTATTTCTGGAAGTGTTATTATTACCTCTTCTTTGTCTTTGTGTTTAGCGTTTGTATCTTGGTATTTAACAAATGGAAATATAGATGTATAAGTTTCTAATATACTTTCCTCTTGTTCTATATCTAATAAGTTCTTACCATAAGCGATAATTGTCGGTGTATCTCTTCCCATTTGCTTATGTAGTTTAATGTTTAGATTATCAAACTCATACTCTCCGCCCCACACATCAAGAATAGAGCCTTCTTTTCCTCCTAGTGCTTCTCTTGCGTTTTCTATATTGTCAATTGTCCATTTAGTAGTATTGTTTGTTGTGATGTCAGACCATACAAAAAACTTTTCCTTACTGTCTAATAGGTTATCCTTCCATATTTCAAGCGCATTTGTTGCGCTACCTTGTACTTTTATTTCTCCGTTGATAACATTCATAGCAGTTTTAACGTATGATTCATGTTGACAATAAAATTTGAATCCATCTTTATTTTTTGTAATTTGCGATACTATGAATCTTTGATTCTTGGCGCGATGTCCTGCATCACTTTTGATTATCATTCCTTCTTTAATCTTATCAACATCTTTTCCGTTGGAGTTGTAGTCAAATTCAAGAATGTAAATTCCGTTACGCTCTCTTGAAACGTAACAATTAGAAGCATCGGTTAACACCGATACTCCTAAATGCTCAAAATTAGTTTCGTTTGCGTTGTATAAAATAGGATATGCCATTATGCGTTAGCCTCCCATCTTGGTGTAATTTCACAAGTAAAAGAGTTATTATCCCAATTAATAGTATTTTCTCCTAGTTGTAATACTGGGAAAGGATAAGTATATACTTTGTCGTATTGCGGTTCTTTATTGTTGTAATAAGCGGACTGCGTCTCACAGTCAATTACAATGTGTCCACTAACACCTTTTAACTTGAATATTTGCGAATTAATAGTTAACTTAACATCTCCTGTCCCTGTTAACTTGATTAATGGTTTACTTTCTCGAAGCTCTGGGTTAACTATGGTTTGCCCTTTTCTAATTTGAATAGGTTGAAGTCCTAGCTTTAAATATTTGATAGGATGTAATTTAAAGTTTAATATGCATTTCTTTTTAGCGTTTAAACTACCTTTTATATTAAACGTTTCAAAAAATGCAGCTTTATATAAATATTTATCATCCCAACTATACTCAAAGTCTTTCCATTCTCCGCTAGATTCTATTAACCATATATTCATTAATCTTGTTGTTTCTTCTACATCAACTTTAGGGCTTGTTACTTGCCTTTTCTCTAAATATCTTGTTCCATCTGGTCTATTTTTAACATCAAGTGTTATATTCACTCCTTGATATAGAGTGAAAGGAAAGGCTCTTGGAATAGGTTTTAAATTCTTTTTATTACGAATCTTTCCACCGTTAACTCCATCTATCTCAATTAATTCTATATTCTTTTCAGTTGATTCTATCTCTATATCATCCACAAGTCTTAATCCTAACTCTTTAGATGTTATGCCATTGTATTTAATATATTTATTAATCAAGTCTTCCGCCCTCCTCTCTAATCATGAATTTAATTTGTTTATATAAATCTCTTACATCATCTTTAGAATGATTTTCAAAATTTTCTATGTGCAATAATGCTTTGTAATTGTTAGCTGTGCTGTTGTTAACTGTGTTAGTTGCTCCTGCTGTTGCTAGTCCTAGTCCTCCACGTCCTAGAGATAACATTTTCTCAGGAGCTATACTCATTCCACTAGCTCTATCAACCATGTTTCCTAAGGCTTTAAATACTGTTGGACTACCTTTTTCAATCCCTTTAGCAAAACCTGCAGGAACGAACACACCTAATCTAGCAAATAATCTAGATGGGGAGTGAATCATCGCTGCTGCTCTTGCTGCTCGTTCTGCTTGTGCAACTAGAGCGTTAGCTGCTGCTGTTACTGCTCCTAATGCGCTCATCATCCCTTGCGCTAGTCCGTTTCCTATTTGCGCTCCTATGCTTACCATTGCACCGATTCCGCTTCTCGCTACACCTTGCATTGCACTATTGATACTGCTCATTGCTCCAGTAATAGCACCGATAGAACTATTTAAGCCGTTAGCAATGTTTTGCCCGCATTCTTGCCCTGCTCTGCTTCCTGTTTGGCTCATTTCAGATGCCATTTGAGATAATGCAGATATGATTTGAGAACAAGCACTTTGCACTGCAGATACTGCGCTTTGCATTGAACTAGTAATACTGCTAGATACTGTTGTCATTGCACTACTTACAGATACTGCCATGCTTGTAATTTGAATACCAATTCCAGCTACTGCCGTTCCTATTCCGCTTAATTGCGCTACTGTTGAAGTTATAGAAGCACTTAATGCAGTGAAAGACATTGACATTGCAGTTATTGCTGTGTTAAGTGTTGTAAACATCATTGATACACCGCTTAATGCTGCTCCCATACCTGTAATTGCAGCTCCGAACATTGTAAATTGAGAAACTGCCATTGTTATACCTAAACTTAATGACATAATACTAGTGTTAAATGATTCTAGTTGTGTACTCATCGCTGTTAATCCAGCTAATGAAGTTAGAGCGGCTGTTGCGAATGTTGATAAACCTGTGCTTGCAGCCGTTATAGAAGCTGGGATTGTATCGAACGCTGCTTTAATTGCATCAATAGGAGCTACCATCGACTGTAAGGCGCTTCCTGTAGTTTGCGCTACACTACTTACAGAACTAAGGGCGCTACTAAATGAATTCATAGCGCTGCTTAATGATTGCATTTCTCCAGCTTTACTAGTGATACTACCTAATCCCAATGCTATCGCTGCTAATGAACCTGCAAGATTACCAACACCAACACTAGCTATATTTCTAATACCTTCTCCGAAAAGTCTGAACCCGTTCCCTGCACGTTCTGCGGATTCTCCAACACTTCTAATTACGTTAGAAATACCGTCTAATACTGATTTAATTGAACTACCAACACTAGTAATTACTGTTCCGATGCCTTCAAATACACTTTTAATTCCATTTCCAACACCTTCAAATGCGCTTTTCAGTCCTTCTAATACTGATTTAATAGAACTCCCAACGCTTTCAATCACGCTTGCTACACCTTGCATTGCGCTCTGAATTGCGCTACCTACACTAGATACTACACTACCGATTCCCTCGAACGCTAACCTTATTCCGTTACCTGCTCCAGTTGCTGCAGCACCAACTCCCACTAGTGCGCTCTGAATTGCACTACCTAAGCTAGTTACCACACTCGCTACACCTTGTAAAGCGCTTTGAATACCAGTTCCAATAGCTATAATAACTGTTGCCACACCTTGTAGGGCTGCTTGAAGTCCTGTTCCTAATGCTGTGATGATTGAAGTTAAGGCTGTACCTAGTGAACTTATAATAGCTGTAAGTCCTGTTCCTAACGCTGTAATTACTGCTGTTATTGCTGTTCCTAATGCAGTAAATACCATTGCAACACCTTCTCCTTGCGTTCCTAATAGTGCAAGCCCTGCACAAACTAGAGCAATTGCTGCTCCTAGTGCTAAAAAGTTTTGAGGTGGTACCATTGCTATTGCTTGACCTAGTCCTCTAAATGCAGTTGCTAGCCCTGTTCCTATGCCTTGTGCTGCTGTTGATATTCCTTTACCTAAACTATCAATGATTTTAGGCACACCACTTAACGCTGTTTTGATGCCTTTTCCTATGCCTTGTGCTGCTGTTGATATTCCCTTTCCAACACTTTGAACACCTTTTCCTAGACCTTCAAATACATTTTTCAGACCAACACCTGCGTCTTTTACTACCGCTCCTATTCCTTTTAGAGCATTATTAATAACACCACCGATTCCTTTAAAAAGCGACTCTAGTCGGCTTTTCGATTCGCTTACTTTACCTGTAACATCCTCTAACGGATTACCTATACCGCCTTTACTAGCTCCTTTAGAGCCTTTTAGCATTTTCAAGAAGTCTAATCCTTTAGACGCCATTTTAATAGCTTTAATTGAACTAGCTATCGCTAAGAATCCGTAAGCTATAGCACTTAATACACTTGGTGGGATAGCGCTTATAATCTTACCTATTGCGCTAACTACTTTAGCTGCCCATTTAACTATCTCTCCGAACACTCTTGCTATAACAGATAATACACCGCTATTAGCTAACGAGCTTATAATATGAGATATTGCATTACCAACACTTTTAAGAGCGTTACCAACTGCAGTAACTGCTCCGCTATCTCTGAATGCATTCCACATCTTTTTAACTGTGTTAGTTAACAATGTAACACCAGCAGTTATTTTGCTAACAATTCCATCGATATTAATTCCATCTAAGAAATTACCTAACTTCTCCGCCATCCCGTTGAAGTCTATCTTCTCCATTGCATCGGTTAAACTTTTAATAGCTTTAATTCCGAATTTACTAAGTTGTTTAAAAGCTGGCTCTAGTTTGTTTGCTAGTGCTTCTCTTGCGCCATCTATAGCTTGGTCTATTGTCTTAAATTCAGTTGCCATTTTAGAAAAGTCTGCGTTATTACCAACTTTCTTAATCGCATTGAAGAACTCTTCTGTTTTAACTGTACCGTCTTGAACTCCTTTTACAAGTTCCTCTAAAGACATTCCCATTTCTTTGGCAACAGCCGCCATCCCTGCGGGTGCTTGTTCCATCATTAACTTGAAGTCTTGCCATGCTACTTTAGGTTTCGCCGCCATTTGAACAGCTTGTGTACTTAATGTTTTCATAGCTTGCGCCGGATTCTCTGCAGCTGCAGCTAGTCCACCGAATCCAGTAACTAACTTGTCAGTCTCTTTAACTCCTACTGCTGCTAATTGTGAATAGGTTTGTGCCATGTCAGAAGCACTATAAATAGTTTTGGTTGCATAGTCCTGCATTGCTCTTTTTGCAGTCCCTATCTCTTCGGAACTTTTACCTAACATTCGCATGTTTCCCTCGAACGTTTGCCATGCTTTAGATGAGTTGTTAAGCTCTGTTAACATACTCTTAACACCGCTAGTAACACCGCTAATAGCTTTACCAATACCAGCACTCACTAAATTAGCACCTAACACGCTTTTAAATAGAGAGCCTGTCTTTTGCCCTGCACTCTTTAGTCCCTCTAGCGAATCTTTAATTCCTTTTATCCCAGACTTTGCCTTTTCTCCTGTTAAGTCAACATCTATTTTTACTTTACCTACTGCCATTTTTCAACCTCCTTTCTTGTTTATTCTTTAAGATAATTTATTCTTCGTAAGGAAGTTCATATTCTTGTTGTAGTCTTCTCATGTCTTCTTTATACTCTGCGCTGTCTCCTTTTCTTGGTTTCCAGCTACGTATCTTCAATACTTCCATGAATTTAGTATCGCTAGGAAGTCCATTTAACAGAGCATTAAACTTTTTCCAATGCAATTTTTGTCTTTCTTCGATTAAATCGATTCCATAAGCCTGAAAAAAAGAAGCGAATATATAATCCGCATCATACTTTAGACTATATACTCGCTCCTCCTCTTTCTTTTGTTGTACTGGCATAGGGTTGCCAGCTAGGTCATATTCAATTGCTTGTGTTTTTTCGTTGACAATGTGTGCTTTGAACACTTCTTCTAAGATTTCATTTACTTCCATCAAGTCAAAATTTGAGAAATTAGCACCAGTTAGCATTTGTAACGCTAAATAAGGCTTTATCTCCTCTTGTATCTCTGAATCTTGAAGTAGTTCAAATACTCTTAACACTTTGCCAAAACTTAAGTCAAGAGGATAAACATCGCTTCCAATTATTAAATTATCTTCTAGTTTTTTTGATAAATTTAACATGGTTAATCTTCAAGATATTTCAATAGTTTATCTTCTTTATAAGTGTTCCCGATTTCTTCAAGTAAGCCTTTAATCATTTGTATTGCGAACAATAAACAAGAAATACTAGATTCATTAGCTAAGCTGTAAACTCTAGTGAACACATCTGTATCAAATAGTGATTCCCATATATCTTTGCTTATGTTGTAGATAGTGTCTATATCTTCCGTTGTTCCTGTCATGTTATTAGCTTTTTCTTCTAACTTACCTAGTTCTTTGCCTAATCTATCAAGCTCTTTTATGTTTTTATCATTTACTGCAAAGTTTAAAGTAAACTCTCCAAATTCTACTGGAATAGTGTTTTCATATCTTTTAATTACAACCATGTTAAATATCCTCCTAAATTATATTAATTAAACAACTGCTGTCTCTTTTGGTAATGTAACCCATCTTAAAGTACATTCAAAGTTCTCAAATTCGTTAGCGTCTCCATCTCCTGCTTTGATTCCACTTGCGATGGCAACTGCTTCCCATTGTGTTTTGTTGTCTGAACTTACTACTTTAAACCATAATTTACGCTCATCTCCCACTTTATAACGTAGTCCTGCGATTAGTTTTTGTGCTTCGTCCTCTACATCGTAGTTCCCTTCAAATGAGAAACCAGCTTTAACAGATACTACTACTTCCTCTGGTGTCCCGTCTCCGTCATAGTATGCGATGTCGTCAGTATCTTCATCAGTTTCATCGTTTACAGTTTTAATGTATTTAGCTAATAGCTTATAATCTGCTTTTTGTGGCGCTGTTGTTGGGTTAGCAGGGTTGAATACTGCTACATAATGCTTTCTAAGTGCGTTCTTTTGTCTTGCCATTAATTAATCTCCTTTAATTTCTAATTTTGCTGTTAATGTTAATGTGTAAATGAAAAAGCCTTGCTCATCTTGTCCGTTGATAGATGGCTTGGCTATCTCCATTTCTAAAAATTGATACGAATTGTTTAAACTAGGTAATTTTATCCCGAATTGCGATAAATAGCTGTGAATAGTCCATATAATAGCATTTGCTCGTTGATTGTCTTTGCTTTTTACTGCGATTTCATAAGGTAAGCTAATTTCTTGTGAGCCGTCCATAAATAGTTGTTCTACTCGTCCACCGCTTATAAGATTAATAACTAGGTCATCTCTTTCATTAAAGTAGTCTATTCTAGCTTTTAATCCTAAGTTAAGTGTATTTACATAATTACATAGTACTATTTGAAAATCATTGTTTGTTATCATTGTAAATTAAGTCCTTTCAATGCTACTTCTTCCCAGTTCTTCATGTTACTTGCTGCTGCTTTTTCTACCCATTTAGTACCAGTTCCTGGAACTGAATATTTTCTAAATGTAACAATACCGTTTGTTCCAAAGTAATGTGCTCTTGCATATACCGTATCCCATGTAACGTAACCGCTGTACGCTTTCCCTGTACCAACAAGAGTACCGCCTCTTTGCGGTACGTGGCGTTCTGAATCCATTACAACCTGTTCTGCTACTTTGAACTGGGCTTCTTTCATAGCACCATAAGTAACGCTACGCTCTAATTTTGTTATATCGTAACTAACTGTTATACTCATTAGATTACGTTAACCTCGTATGAGAAGACTTTGCCGTTAAAGTAATTCACTTGATAACTAACTACTTCATACATTCCATGCTCGTCTGTAATTTTTGCTTGTAACCAACTATCATTTACTTTCACTTTAGAAAATCTAGGATATATAAATATATTCCCTGTTCGATTCCTAACCGTGTTAGTTAGCTTACTAGCTTTTTCAGTCTTATCTATTGTAAGTCTGTCAAACCTTACAAAATTTACTGTAAAAGGCTCTTGGTGTGTAGGTTTCCCCCACATATCAACATCATCAATTAATTGTACTTGGATAGTATCAGTTAGTAGTCTTTTATCTATCATATATAGCTTTCTTATAACCGAAACCAACGCTATTTAATAAGTTAAGTGCATCTTGTGAGAGATTGAGACTATCTTTTATAGCGTTAGTTGTGTTATTGCTGTAATTGATTGTTGTTCTACCTATTGACAAGCTGTTTAAACTTGCTTTATCTTCTGCGGTTGTGATTCCGCTGCTATCCATGTAATTAATTTGATATGCTATTGCTTGCTTAACTGCGTTCTTTCTTATGGGATTATCTTCTTCAAACTTTATATTGTGATAAAAGTAGTCCGTGTATAAGTCAATAACGCTACTTGCTCGCTCTTCTAACTGTTCAAAATTATCTATCTCATCGAATCCTAGTCTTTCGTATTCATTTGAAGTTAAGTAACTCATTTTTTAACCTCCTACAAAGAGGAAGCTAATTACTAAACTTCCTCTGTACTTTCTTTTTTAGTTTTCTTTAATACTAATGCATCCTCTCCTAGAGCTAGTTTAATCTCTTCTGCTCTTTCTTCAGAAAATTCTGCTGTCTCTCCTACTTCGTAAGTGCATTTCTCGTATTTGTCTGTAAATTCTTTCTTAATTGTATATTTAGGCATTGTTACCTCCTATTAAGCTAGTGTACCTGCAATTTTAACAACTGCTTTTTTGTTGTCATCTGAAATGTAGTTACCACCTTTTGCAGCTGTTTGTAATTTAACACCATCAAACTCTGTAGCCTCAATAGTTCTAGCTGTGTTGATACCAACGAATGGAATTACAACATCATCTGGAGCAACTAGTCCAACTACACCTGTTGGGAAATATTGTTCCGCTGTTTCTTCTAATACGATGCCTTTATATTTTAATTGTTTGTTCTCATCAATAGACACGCTAGAGCCTTTAGCTGTAGTGTTTGAAGCCATATCAACAATTGCGCTATATAATTCTGACCTAATATATGCTTTCATTGGGGCGCTAATTTCACTGTTAACAGCATATGTATGAATGCCATTAAATAATTTCTTAATTGTTCCCTCTTGTAAGTCTGCAAGATTTTCAGTTTTACCAGCGTTATCTGATAAGAATTTACCTACTTTCTTATTCATGTCTCTTGTTTGTGCTTCTGTTTGTAATTCAAATCGTTCTGCAACAACTACATCTAAGTCATTGTTAACTGTGTGTCGGTCGATTCCCTCGTGAATAGCTAAGTCGTAGCTGTAAGGTACATCTTCATCTTGATAGATAACTTCTGTCATATTACCAAAACGGCTGCCTGTTCCTGTTCCTGTTCCGAATGCTGTATTTGTATCTGTGTTGTAAGTTCCAATTACTACTGGTGTAGCATTAGTTTTAACACTAAACGCTTTAGCATTGTGCTGAACACCATCTTTAATTTGAATAGGAGCTAATACTCCGCTAAATGCTTTAGTTGCGTTAAAAACTGACTTTAATATTCCTTTATATTCTTTTTCATAAATTCTGATTGGTTGATTTTGATTTCCTGCCATATTTGTTTAATCTCCTTTGATTGCATTAGTTATATTTATCAATTATTGCTTGGAACGGGTTTCTTTCTGTTTGCCCTGTTCCGTTTGGATTCCCGCCAACAACTATTTGCGGTTGTGCTTGCTGTTGAACTTGCTCTTGTTCGAATAAGAACGGCTTACTTTCTCTAAGCCCGTTTACTACTTCGTCTAGTTTAGGTCTACCATCTTCTCCTAGTTCTATCTTGTCAATGTCAATTAGTTTCATTAGAACATCAGAATCATGTGCCTTGACATCTTTTAGAGCTAGTGCAATAGCATTAGTTTTATTTAATTGTTGCAGCTTACTGTCGCTCTCAACCTTATACTGCTCATACTCTTGTTGTAACTTTTCTAATGCCTGCTTAACATCGCTGTTAGCTTCACTACTTTTCTTTAAATCTTCTAGCGTTTGTGATTGAGTCTCTAGTTGCTGTTTTAATGTCTCATTCTCTGCAGTTAACTCATTCTTTACTTGTGTTCTAGCGTGTTCTAGTCCTGCACCGTACGCTTGCATTATCTCGTCTATCGCTTCTTTATCCGTTATACCTGCATTAATTAACATTTCTCTTTTTAAGCTCATTTAAGAACTCCTTTCGTTTTACGTCCTTCGACTAAATTTTTAATACATAACGTGGTATTAAACACGAAAAAAAAGCAGTTTAACGACTTACTTTAGGTCTAGTTTTTACCATCTTAAAACAAATGGATTCTTTTCTATTAATTCTCTTTTACTGCTCCTTAATGTTCTTTCACGGAGCTTTAACTTGTCATATAACTCTGTATTGTCAAGAGCTTTTGCCATTTGTTTTTTATCTTTAACTTTCTTAATGGCTCTTTCGTATGATTTTAGCTTTGCTTTATCAATTGCGTTTTGTTTTAAATCTTCCTCTGTAAGATTCTCTACATCTTCTCTTAATCTTGGCTTGTAGTTGACACCTATTACAAATGGTGTAAGGTAATGACCGCAGTTTATCCCTAGACAACCTCCAGGAGTTCCTAAACCATAATCTGGTAAACTTAATACTCGCTCTCCTTTTATAGTTCTTGCTACTCCTTTAGTTACGATTCTGTGCTGTAGAGGAGCGCACATCTCTCTAGCACTTGATTTAGCGCTGTAGTAATATGTGTCTATCCCGAACTCCTCCGCAGGCTCTTCTTTTAGCTCTCTATAAGTTCTGAAAGTTGTAGTCCTTATTACTGTTTGTGCGTAACGCTCTGCAGTCCATGTTCTACCTCCTCTATCTACAAATGCAGTAAAGCCATTGTCAAACATTTCAAATACTGCTTTAGTTAAGGCTTTTTTCTCATCTGATATACCACCAACAACCGCCCCTACTGCTTTCTCTAGTGCTTGCTTAAAGCCTTTTTGTAGAGCAGGAGGAAGAGAGGTATTAATTAAATTATTAGTTTCGTACATGGTTTGTCTCGCCATTGCATCTAAAGACTTTTGCAAGCCATAATTGATATTAGCAGTTGTCTCTAGCGCCTTTGCTAGTTGTTCGTGTCCGTGCTTGTATATTTCAAATCCCTCGTTAGCAATAACATCTCTGAACAGCCTTTCTGATATATCACTATATTTAGCTATTGTTTGAACATTCTCTTCTGTTAACAAATGCATATCGTTTAACTTTTCTAATTGCCATACATAAGGGTTTCTTAATAAATCTGCATTACCACGTTGCTTTAATCTTTTAATTGTATTTATCATAAGTTCTATAGTTAAATCATGGTAGACTTGTTCTACTTCTTTAGACTTTAACCAGAACTTACCATCGTTTTCTGTTATCTTCATCTTCGTTTATTCCATAAATATCTATGTCTTCTTTTTCTAACTGCGGCTCAACTTCTTTATTAATCTCGCTTAACATCTCGCTAGCTTCTTCATCAGTTACATTTAATATCTTACCTATTGCAAACTTACGACTTACTAATCCACTAGCTACAGCCTTAATCCAGTATGTAAGCTCTGCGTTTCTATCAGTAAATATTCCATCATCTAAATTAATAGATATTTCTTCGAATGTCGGTATTTCTCCGTTATAGATTCCGTTAGCTTTAGCAAGTTCGCAAATAGATATTACTAACTCTTTCAATGATATTTCTACTAGTGAAACTATACTGTTTCTCATTTGGTAAGTAT